TTAAACATATTCCATGCTCTCAATTGTAATAATGTTCTGATTACCGTTCTTTTTAATATTATACTTTATTTCTTTGATAATTGAATTTATTAAATTCTTCTTTTCGTGTTGATCTAATTGGTCCCAGTTTTTTCGAATATTTTTTAATACTTTTTTTATTTGTTCAGAATCAAATGACAATGTATCATTTTCCTCTTTATCTTCTAATGCATTAATTTGCTCCCTAAGAATTTCTTCTTCTTTTTTTGCTTCTGACATTCTTTTTCTAAAATCATCATCAGTAATTAAGTCTTCGGACCATGCATATTGCCATTTCTTTTTCCTTGCTTCCAATTTTTCTAATTCTTTTTTTAGTTCAGTAAGGTCTGTCTCAATGGCAATACCTCTTTTTTCTATTGATCCTTTCTCAATCACTCGTTCATATTGTTGCTCAAACTGTCTTTTTTCTAAAAAACTTATGAATTCTTCTTCAAGTCTTTTTTCTGAAACAGAAGAAGAACCAATACATTGACCAGTCTTCTTTTTTAAACATCTGTATTGAGGATATTTTATGGTTTCACCATTCGCTAACTTTCCAGTCGTATAATATCCAACTAGAGGAGATCCGCATTTTAAACATTTAATTTTTCCAGAAAAGATATACCTACTTGATACTCTTCTTGGTTCAGTAGTTCTCCGATCTTCAATAGTTTTTTGTACTTGTTCAAATAAATCTTCAGATATAATAGGTTCATGCGTATTATTAACAGTGAAGTCTTTCCATCGAGTTGAACCTTTATAGAGGGGATTTTTTAACATTTGCATTAGAGGTTTATCATTCCATGTATTGCCGTCACGAGTTGATATATTCCTATCATTAAGGTACTTACAAATCTGATTAACGCCTTTTCCATTTAAATATAGGTCAAATATTAATCTTACAATTTTAGCCTCTTTTTTATTGATTGTTAATTTCCCAGTTTTTAAGTCTAGATTATAACCGAAGGGTCTAAAATTCAATCCATATTTTCCTTGGCGAACTTTTTCAGCATACCCCATGCTAATTCGTTCTCCCATATTTTCTCTTTCCCATTGTGCAAGCGCAGCAACTATTGTAATAAACATTCTGCCCATAGCAGTGGTAGTATCATAAACTTCAGTTGCCGATTTAAATTTACAATTATGTTTTTCAAAAATTTCTAACATTTTATAAAGATCTAATACAGAACGTGTAAGCCTGTCCAATCTATAAACTAAGACACATTCTACTTTTCCCAACTCAATGTCTTTTAACATTTGTTGTAAATTTGGTCGTTCCATATTTTTTGCTGAGATACCTTCGTCTACATACATTCCTACCACTTCCCAATCCTGGGCAATACAGAATGCTTTTAGTCTCTGTTTTTGGGCTGATATTGAATATCCTTCTTTTGCTTGTTCTTCAGTTGAAACGCGAATATATATTGCTGTTTTCAATTCAATATTACCTCCTCAGTAAAGATGATTTATAAAGTTTTACTGGTTAAATTTTCATATTTAAACATCTTTCGATTTTGAATTTGCATTAGACGTTCCTCACATAATTCAGGTGATGCTTTAAAGAGGCTTGCCATTTGCTCAATAACATACTCATCTTCAAAATTAATAAATTTCAGCATATGATATGGAATAATTGCATATTTAGTAAAATGCCTTGAATCCCTTTCTTGGAGCTCCCTAAATGCAGAAGGCATCATACTTTGAACACCGACGTGGCGTAGTATATGACATAATTCATGAAAGAACATTTCTCTTTGTTTATCTAAACTTTCGCGAACATCTATAGTGATCCCTTTATATCTACCTATCACTTGATAAAACGAAGGGATAGGTTTACGGTGAATAAAAATATTATATACCCTAGCAATATATTCAATTTTTATATCCTCTGGTTTCAATATTTTTAACCGAATATACAGATTAGAAACCCAATCTTCAAGTGCAGTTGTATAGTAATATTTTAAGTACATTTTCATACCCCCTAACAAAATTATACAAACATACGTTCTTATTTACAATGAAAGAAAAACCTCGTAAAATAGAGGTTTTATTTCATTTAGTATAGTTCTTATTTATAAAAATAAATAAAACACCTAAAACATAAAGTTAATATGTCCTAGGTGTCTATTTCTCTTTGTTGCGTTCTTTAGCTTTATAAGCAACCCATTCAAAGTGTTTACGAATTTCTTCGACATCTTCTGGTTTGAGATTCTTCCACTTTTCAATATCAAAAAATCCAATATCTTCTATACCAAATTGCTTAATTAATTTTGAAATTTCATCTAAAGAATTATAAGTTCCGTGACTTTCATTTACGCTCACATTTTTGTTAGATTCTTGCATGTAATTAGTTCTTCCAACAATATAGTCAGTAGTAACTTCATAAAAGTCGGCAATCATTTTTAGTGTCTCAATATCAGGTTGCGTTTGATTTAATTCGTAGCGGGCATATGTGGATCGATTAATTTTTAATTTATCTGCAAGTTGTTGTTGAGATAACTTTTTATTTTCTCTTAGATTTTTTAATCTATCACCATAGTTCATATTAATAACTCCTACTCTAAATTTACTTAATATTATAAGTGAAAAATATGCACTAAAATATAATTGTGCAAAAAAATAACAAAAAATATTGACAGTGTAAAAATTGCACTATATAATCAGTGTATAATTTACACAAAGTGAGGTGAGAATGTTGAAACCTGATATTCTAAAACACCGAAGAAAATTATTGGGATATTCGCACCAAGATGTTGCAAATAAAGTTGGTATTGATCGGTCATATTACACTAAAATTGAGAATGGGTATACACCCAGTGTTAAAGTAGCAAAAGCTTTAGGCCACAATTTAGGATTTGATTGGACCATTTTTTTTGAAGAAAATAGTGCATTTTTTACACAAAAAAAGGGGGAAGTCTAATTGAAACAAGATAATATGCCCGATCATGTAAAAGAAAAAATATTACTTTTCTTTCTTAAAACAAGTGTTCCGAGAATTTTGGAAAAAGAAGGAAAAATAGTAACAAGTAATTCCAATATTTCTAATTCAAATAATTAATTCAAAAGGAGGATAAAGTTAAATGATGCTGCAATATAAATTTAGTTTACTAGTAAACACTGCATATATGAAACTCCGAAAATATGCATTTGAAGGAGTGAGGATATTGCTTCAATTAAAAAAGTTTAATGTCAGTTCTACCTGCCAATTAAACGAATTGGAAGTCAACAATGATAGGTATTCTTGTGGAAACGTCCGATTGTTAATTAATTTTTATGGTGCCTTATAAATAGGCATTAACTTTTGAAATTATTGCGAACTTTGATGAACGATTTTAGTTCTAATTATGGGAGAGTGATAAAAATTGTTAAAGGATTCTGTTTATGCTGGACATGCTATCGATGTTCTGCAAGAAGAAGAAAATTTAAGTGGGGTTGAGGTTGCAAATGCTTTAAATATATCTCCACAGTTACTCAGCAATATAAAAAACGGACATAGAAGGCTACACAAGGACATTGCAAAAGCATCATTAGATACATACGATTGTCCGATTTATACTATGGAAATCCTACATGAATTTAGTGGAGGGTATACACCACCTGTCTTAAAAGGGAAAGCCATTGAATGGCACAGACTTGCACTTGAAGAATTTGCAATTCAAGAAACAAAAGAAGCAATTCGGATCCTCGATGAAGTAAGCTTAATTAAGCCACCCGGTGAAACAACTAATCAAGAGAAAGAAAGGATTGGCCAAGTAATAGATGAACTTCTAGATGCCGTTGCAGCCATTAATAATTTGAATGCCATCTTGTCGATAGAGTACGGAATTAGTATTAAAGATCGATATAAAAAACGTTTGCCAGAATGGAAGGCAAAGGGGTGGATTTAATTTGGAACAAGTTTTTTATGTAACATATCTAACAATCATAACTACTGGAGTAATTATCTACTGTATTTGGGGATTAGCTGATGAAAAAGGACAAAAAGAAAAGCAGTAAACCGATTGGGGAAAGGGATTACTGCTACAAACTCTGATTAATTACATTTTACTTTACCAACAAAAAGGATTCAAGGATAAAAAAATTATATTTTTGAGGAAGCGATATAGGATGTTCGATTTAATGAATGCTATAAAAGTTAATATTCCCGAACAAACGTTAAAGAAAAGATTAAGTTGTCAATTTATTTTTGAAATAAAAAGTTATATAAAAATTAACTACCCAGAATATGAATTTTTATTTGTAAGTAAAAACGTAGCCGTTTGTAAAAAAAATGGGGATGGTGATGAAAATGGCGAAATTTAGAATGATTCATACAGAATTTTGGAATGATCCAAAAGTTGTAGAAGAGATGTCACCAGAGGACAAATTTGCTTTTCTGTACCTTCTTACGAATTCAAATACTACTCAAATAGGAATCTATCAAATTACAAAAAAACAAATGGCATTTGACATGGGATATTCCTTAGAGACGATCAATAACATCTTAGACAGATTCATTAATCACCATAAAATCATCCGTTACAACCAAGAAACAAGAGAAATTGCAATTAAAAATTGGGGTAAATACAACTTCAATAGAGGAGGCAAACCAATAATAGATTGTGTCGAGTCCGAACTAAAAATGGTTAAAGATACCTCCTTAATCCAATACGTTGGCGAACAAGTTGAAAAGCCTGAAATTAAGTCACTTTATGAATTATATTACGATACGTCACACGATACGTTGACGATAAGTGGACAAGAAAAAGAAGAAGAAAAAGAAGAAGAAAAAGAAGAAGAAAAACAACAAGAAAAAGAAAAAGTAGATATAAAGCAAATCATACAATTTTGGGATGACAACGGATTTGGATTTAACAATATAAACGCAAAAGAACAGTTGTTGTCGTGGTTAGATACACCTGAATTTAAAAATCCTAAAGAAATGATTTTGAAGGCTATGGAATTAGCATGTAAAAACAATAAAAGACACTTGGCCTATGTTGAGGGAATTTTAAGAAATTGGGTTAATGAATCAATCCTTACTCCTCAGGAAGTAGAGAATTACAATAGCAGAAATAAAAAAAGAACCCCTGTTAAAAATCGATATGATCCCTCAAAGGATAGGTTTTAGTGAGGTAGTGGTATGAAGTCAGTTAAAGAAATATCTATAGGGTTTCCGCTAAAAGAAATCGGTGAAACCAACTGTGAAGTGTGCGGTTCAGTTTATAAACTTTATGAAACAAAAAGAGGAGTATTAGGAGCTTGTAAGCCGTGTTCTGATAGAGCAGCAATAGATTTTTTTAAACTACCATCACTAGAGGATTTGGAAAATGATAAGTTAAAAAACTTTATACAAAACTTTGAAAAAATTACCTCCGACCTTGAACGAGCAACCGTTAATTCTTATAAACCTAAAACGGAAACACAATTAAAAGCAAAGCAATTAATCGTGCAGTATATAAAAAAATTTGATACGAACACAAAACAATCGATCGTGTTTAGTGGAGATCCAGGCATAGGAAAAAGTCATTTAGCCTATGCAACTGTAAAGGCAATTCGGGGTAAAGGGCTAAATGCTCTATTTATCAAAAGCACGCACTTACTTGATCAAATCAGGCAAACATTCAATAATCCACATTCGCCAATCACTGAAAAACAAATATTTGACATGATTGAAAAGCTAGATTTACTTGTGATTGATGACTTTGGGTCAGAGTACATCAAAGGAAATGATGAGGGAAATGAGACATGGGCATCTGATGTTTTATATAAAATTTTTGATATGCGAATGGAAAAGGCGAATATTTGTACCACAAACTATTCACAAAGTGATTTAGAAAAAAAGTACGGTAACAACGGACCTAGAATTGTTTCAAGAATGTTAAATTTGTCAACTTGTTTAAGACTGGAAGGGGAAGATTTTCGGAGACGGGAGATGTTTTGATGATTTACTTAATTGGATTTAACGAGGCTTCGCCATATTCAATCATTCTGTGGCAGCGAAACGGAGTTAATAAGAGTAAGACGGTTTGTTATACAGAATACGAGGAACATACAGCTCTCAATCGCTTTAATAGTACCGGTGATTTTTACAATACATACGAGAAAGCGATTGTCATAAGAGATTCTGAAACAATTGAATTAAATAATATCAAAATGGGGGCGTAAGGATGGGAGTCTTATATAAAGCAGATAACGTTAGAAAAGAAATGAGCAAGGATCTGCAAAAACAAGATATGATTCAGCAATTGTACTCACTAGGGGTCACTGAATGTAATGGGAAAGCGCTTGAGGAATTAGGATATTACGAGGTTAGAAGTCTATTAGCTGCAACAAAAATACGGATTGATAAACCTGAAAATGAGTGGTTTTAATGGCTGAACCAGTATTCTTTAATTATATGACTGCTCGAAGAAAGAAGATTGTTGTAGTCTGTGAAGATATGGACTTTGTATGGGACGAACACGAACTTAAAGAACTAGCAAGAATGAACATTCAAGGAAAATCTATCAAAGAAATGAACGAAGTATTTCAAAGAAAAGATATAGACGAAATTTTTCTAGCACTATTCCATTTGGCAAGGATAGGCAAGGTAAAAAATTTAACTTTGGAGACTTTGTTAAAAGAATCTGATCTAGGGTGATAAATATGGCATGGGTTAAAAACGGTAAAATATACAAGATTGTCACTGGAATGTCTGAAACAAACTTTCAAAAGAACCTTAATGCTCACAAATTAAGAGGGTGGAAAGTTGTAGGAGAATTAAAATACGACAGACAGGGTATATCCTGCATGGTAGTAAATGAACGTAAGGTTTGATCACAGTAGAACGAAAAAGCGAAGGAGTGAAAATTTTGAAAAAGTATGAAATCAATGAATGGTTATGCGATTTTGCTATTGACAATAATATGAAAGACGGTGACGAAATCCTTATTATTCTTGATGGCAGAGAACTTTGTATAGTCTCTCCTAAATTCGAACAAGAAGAAGTTACTTTCAAAGTGATTAAGTCACGTTGCTGAACAGTTCGACCTTATTATGTAGGACGTGATCAAGATGAAATGCCCAATTTACAGAGAAATGAGAGACGTTTTATATACGGTTAAACGAAGAAGAGAGTGTACGAATTGTTATACGGTTTTTAACTCAAAAGAAACAATCATGAGGAACTCGTTGGACAAGCATCTTATCAATAAAATGATGACATAAAAAAAGCCGGAAGTACTTACTCCCAGCTACTGAACCTATGGTAATTATACCACAAAGGGAGTGGGATTTTTGAAAGTAGAAGAATTAAAAATTGATCCTGATACTATGAAACTAGAAATTGATATAATGGATTTACCAACCAGTTGTGTAATAGTGATATGTGAAGGTAAGGCGAAATTGCGAGAGTTACCTCCATTTGGTGAATACAAAATCATTACACATCAGGGGAAAGTGAAACGGATGCGAAAAGAAGAGGGGGAAGAATTTTGAACAATTTAGGAGTTTTGTTTTCACAGGTTTTTGAAAATTATAAGGTATTTTACCGGACAAAAAAACCAATTATTAATGATATTAACATGCGAGAGTTAATAACTAAGAATATACCAAACGAGTTAACTGTTCAGTTGAAATTAACTGATAAAAATTATAAAGTATTTGGTTCTATTGGAATTGGTAATTTAACAGAAACCCCTTGGATCTCTATTTTTGATCTAGACATCACTAATACTGCACAAAAAGGTTTTTATATTGTTTTCTTATTCAAAGCGGATATGACTGGTGTGTACCTATCCTTAAATCAGGGTACAACCTATCTATCTAAGAAATTTAAGGGTAATTATCCCAGAATTAAGATGAAACAACTTGCTGAAAATTTAAGGGGAGAATTATCGACACTTACTGATAATCTTATTTATAACATCGAATTGTGCTCAGACCAAAAAAATGCCAAAAATTATATGGCTGCAAATATAGGAGCGAAATATTATAGTTCAGAAGATTTTCCACAAGATCAACTAATAGTGAATGATATAAACAATCTAATTAACTGTGTTAATAAAATCAAGAAATTAATAGGATTACGTACTTTAGATACAGTTATAGATGACCTACTATTAAAAGAACAGTTGGATGACACCAAGTATCAAGAGGATGTGCTAATAACGAAACCATCTGTGACTGAAGAAAAACCATACCCTGTTCCTGAAAAAAATAAAATTAATTCTAATAAACACGGATACGATAGGAATCCAGCAATTGCTAAGGAAGCTTTGATTAATGCAGGTTACAAATGCGAATTTGACCATAATCATATCACGTTTATCTCAGATATTACTAGTCAAAACTTTGTTGAAGCTCATCATCTTGTTCCGTTGAGGCTGCAAAGTTTATTTGATGTTAGTTTAGATGTTCCGGGAAACATTGTTTCCCTATGTCCTAATTGTCATAGGAGGATACACCATTCAACATTTGTTCAAAAAAAAGAGATAATAAAAAAGCTCTATCAGAATAAAAAAGAGAAGATGGAGAAATTTGGTATAGAGATAACATTGGAACAGTTATATGAATTATATAAGTAACATGAGGAAGTTAAAAGGATATAGAAGGTAGAGGGGGGAGGAGTTTGAAAAAAATTTTATTAAATTATTTGAGATCATATTTACCAGTTAAAAAGATAAGTCAATTAAAGAAAGAACAGACTTACTATAATTTAACTATCGAGCGTATAGAAAATATTATTGATAAAACATTAAAAGAATTAAAATTGAATAATTTTTGGTATGGGAAGAAAACTTCAGAGGTTAATAAGTTGGATATAGAAATTTTAATTGCTGTAATTAATTCAATTATTGAAAAGAGTAAGGCAATCCAGTTAACAACTCTCTTTCTTAGTTTATTTTTTACTTTTTTAGTGAATTTTTTTATCGTTCTTTTAGATATATCAATAATTTATAAAGCTATGATTTACTTCGTATTTGCTATAAGTATTTTAATTGCTGCTCCATATATTGAAAGAAATTATAAAACTACAATTGAAAATTACACCTATTTAAAAGAAATACTTACAATTTATAAGAATCATAAGAAATTTAAGTAAAAAGTTCTGCCAGCCAACTGGAGGACACTAAATGACGCTATAAGCGTTGTTTGGTGTCCTTTTATTATTAGAAAGGTAAGGTGAAATGATGAAAAAGTTAAATTTTCAACTACCACCAATAGAACGAGAGGCAACTAAAAAAGCAGTGGAAGCTGCACTTGAAAAATATCGTATGCTTTTATTAACCGAAAGTTTAGATAAGCAACCAAATATTACTTCAAACTACACGATTGAACCTCCTTCAACTACTAATAAAATTTCTTCATCTACTGAAAACACAGCAATAGAAAACGTTGATTTTCAAATTGAAAGACAGGATTATATTCGTAAATTTATTCATGCTGTAAATAAACTGAACTCGATTGAAAGGAAAATTATTATTAAAAGATACATGGAAGAAGATACATTCGACTATGAAGTTTACAACCAATTACATTTAAGTGAATCAAAATACTACCGGATCAAAGCACGAGCATTTTACAAACTTGCACTTGCATTAAGAATTGAGGTTTATGAAGAAGGGGCGGTGAGTGTATGAATTTTGTTCAACCAATTAGAGACCCGGTTAAAATCGACATTATGAAAAAAATTTTTAAATCGAAAAATCAAAGAGATTACATCATGTTTTTAATCGGTATTGGTGTTGGGCTACGTATTTCAGATATTTTACAGTTAAAAAAAGAAGATATATTGGGGACTCATATTATTATAAAAGAAAAGAAAACAAGAAAGGCAAAAAGGATAAGAATTCCACCATCGATACGAAAAGAATTAATCGAGTACGCAAAAACATTGAAAGATGGTCAATATGTGATTCCTTCAAGGCAAGGAGGTAATAGACCAATAGACAGATCTACAGCGTATAGGATATTACGTGAAGCTGCAGATTCTATTGGATTGAAAGAAATAGGTACTCATACACTCCGTAAGACGTTTGGCTATCATTTTTATCAACAGACAAAGGATATTGCTTTGCTACAAGACTTATTCAACCACACCAGTCCAGATATAACAATGAGATATATAGGAATCAACCAAGACGTACAGGACAAGGCCATGATGAAATACAAGATTTAGATTTTTATTTTTTATATAACTACAACAAAAAAATATATAGAGTGTACTCAAAATAGAATTTTAAATCAAAGCAGAAAATACAAGGGTTTACAGACTTTAGCGAGTGCAACAGTCTATGTATTATAATGTACTCTTTATTATATTAAAGGGAGTGAAAACATGGATATAGAAGAAGCAAAGATAAGAATAAAATATTACGAGGACTTCATTAATATGTTTCAAAACTATGAACCTCAAACAATGGAACAATGGGTTTATAAACTATATGTGCAGTTGGAAAGCGTTAGTAAAGTGGTAGAGGAATTAAATAAAATGGGTTACCGGCATGAGAATAGAAAATTAGTTACAACAGACATTACTCCATTATTGACGTGTAAGCAAACGGATCCAATGCATGAATTAGCTAATAAAATGTTTAAGGCGAATAAAAAAAGAGTAAGAGCAAGATGGTGGTAAAATAGTATCTTTAGCACTTATTTCTAATGGGGTTGAAAAATGACAGATTTTTGATAGAAAAATGAAGGAAAATTGAAAGAATGTTTTGTAATAGGTAAGGTATATTTGTATTAGGTGAAAATTCGAAAGTGGCATCTTCATATTGAGGATGTCATTTTTTATTTTCTTAAAAGAGGGTGAGTCTGTGAGATTATCATATTTTGTTAACGATGATCAGAAGAAAAAGCTCAAAAAGATAATCGAAAATAGAAAAGAGGATCGTTTAACTCGAAAAGACATTCTAGAATTAATGGGAGTTAATCGAGATACATATAGTCGTAAAAAGGGTGGAGCGATAAGAAGTAATAGAAAATAGTTTGTAAAATTTCTTCCATTGTATATAGTTAAATAATGGGAGGAGATTAGTATGATAGATTTTAGTAAGGTAGATGCAACACCACTTCATAAAATAGCTATTTCTTTAATAATATGTGTTATTGTTGCTACAATTATCACCTTGATTATTGGAGTATTAATTAACACATTAAAAATACCTAATTTTTTATTTGAATTTATTATAAAATTAACAGCATTAATTAGTTTTTTTGGCATGGTTTTTATTGTAATAAATTATTTTTATTAATATGAGTGGAAATAGTAATCCCTAATTGTTATGTACAGGGGTCGGGAGTGCTAGGGATTGAGGATGTCGGTATTTGTCGAATAAATGAAATAGAAATAAATCTCCTTGTGTCGAATGTAGTAGACAGAGGGGGTGATCAAAGTGGAAAAATATGTTATTTATTATTATTTTGATAAGGAATTTTATGTTCGTAAAATAGTTGAATCTGATGTATCTAAGGAAGTTATAGCAATAAATGAAACATCTGATGAACATCAAAAACTTGTAGATGAAAGAGGAGTCTTACATTCTTTCAACATGAGAGATGTAAAACTTGTTAAGGTTAATGAAGTTAAAAAGAAGACAGTAATGCCAAAACCAATAGGACATAATGAAAATTAAAGCATCGGTTATGGGTTCTTTTTTATTATAGGAGAATGATTGACTATGAATAACCGTCTTAATGCTCCTCCTTTATATCTAATGGGGGAAAGGGATTGTAGAGAGTTTGTTATTCCACAACAGGTAAAAGGTAAATATCTCTATCAAAAAAATAAAGTATGAGAGCGACTATCTGAAATGAAAATTTTTGAAACGATTTCCAGTTAACAACGTATATAGGTAGAATACTTATATACAAGGAGGATATTAAATTGAAAAAAATCTATTTATTATCTTTAGTATTTTCTATGTTAGTATTTTTAGCTGCTTGTAACAGTGAGAATGAAAAAGCATCAAATGACGATAAAATTAATGCATCAGAGGGTAAGGAGAAGATATCGATCAAGCAATAGAAGAGGCTAAGAAAGACGGCATTAAAGATGCTGTCAAAAATGCTGATGGTTCTGTTACTTATAAAATGTCAAAAGCTAAACATCAAGAAATGATGAAGGAATTGGCAGATGGGGCCAAGAAAGCAGTCGAGGATATCAAAAACGATACTACTTTTACATCAATTCAAGATATTACCTACAATGATTCTTTTACGGAATTCACAATGATTGTAGATAAAGCAACGTACGAAAATAGCATGGATGAATTCGCTGCACTTGGATTAGGAATGAACGGAATGTTTTATCAAGTATTTGATGGTGTTAAAGATTATAAAGTAACTGTAAATGTTAAAGATGCGAGTACTGGTGAAGTATTCAAAACCATTGTTTATCCAGATAGCATACAATAAATATAAAATTAAAAAAATGGGGTGGAAAACGTGAATTACAATGAGAGAAAAAAATACAGAGAAGTTTTATTAAAAAGTGTTTATCAACATTATTTCATGAATAATGGTAATCCATTAGGTGTCAGTTATGACGAATACCATGATAATATTGAAAAAAAGCTAGCATATGATTATTTAGTTGAAAAAGGGTTACTTCAGTTAAGTACTCAAGGAAGGACAAAATTATATAAACCAACTGTGTTTGGAATTGATTATGTTGAATCATTAGAATAGCTTCCGTAAGGAAAGCTATTTTTTGTTGTCTTTATTTGTCGAATTGTAAAAAAAGGGAATTATCTCCTTTTGTCGAAAATAGAGAATAATGGAGACGAAAGGAGATATATTGATGGCTAAGAGAAAACCAGTTGGATTCAACTTTTTTAGACCGATAGTTGAATTAGAAAACGGTGACAGGAGGTTTTTTAATTTTAGAGATATATTCGAAAAAATTAGAACTGAATATTCTATTGCTAGACAAAGAATAACAGAAGAAAATGAACCGAATAATTTTAAATTAATTTACAGTTATAATAATGAGCCTGCAAGATTATCTGACATTTATGTTGATTATAGTACTCAGTATTTCCATTTAATTTTTGAAAGGTTAGATTATCAAGTTCCTTTTAGAACAACTTTACATGGAGATTCTGAGGTAATTGATTTAAATGACGATGAATATATTGGTTTAGACGTTAACGTTCTTTATGATCCTGTAAATCATATTTTTATGATCCAAAGGAATAAGGTTTCTTTAGGTCCTTCAGGTATAGAGATGTTTTTGAATACTATGATAAATAGATATGTAGGTGAAATTGACGGTACTTTTAGTCTTGCAATTGTAAAAGATACTACGGCTAGAAGAAGGGCTTTTAATCAAGCAGCATATAGAAAAATACACTTAAAAGTGTTTGGGCTAAAAGCAAAAGGAATTATAGAAAGATTAACAAATGGGAATGACAATGTTAATGTAGATTCCATAGAAATTTCATTTAACTCAAGTATTCAAAAGGAGAGCAAACTTGACGAAGATTTTGCTAAACAAATATTAGAAGAGTACATTGATGATGATGATGTTAAGAAGCTACAAATTCGCGCAAGAGAAGAAGAGGATGGAGCAGTCGAACCTATTGATTTAATTGATCATAAGTTGCAAACTTTTCATGAATTTGACTTTAGAGAGAATAGGCAACTTCTTCCTATAAGTGTTTTTGAAGAGATGAAAAATAAGTATGATGATGGTGGATTTAAGACGCAAATTTTAAGGATGTGAAAATATGAGGATGACATATATTTTCAGGGATATGAGGATATCATATATTTTCCTATTAATATCATTAAAAATTTCAATATGCGTTGGAATATTATCTTTTGTATTTACTGATTTTTATTTTATCGAGGGTTTCGAAAAGGCCCTTGATGGCGTTCTCTTATTTTCAAGTATTAGTTTAGGTTTTTATGGGGCATGTATAAGTATAATTGCGTCTATTTTTAATACAAAAGTAGTAAAGGATATTATGAGTGACAAAGAAGATAAAAGGGAATTTATTGTAGTAGTATCGTCTACATTAATTATTGGTTTTTTAACCGTTATCTCAACAATAGTATATCAGGTGTTTTTAGCAAATGGCCAAATACCAACAATGTATTTGAAAATAATGAATTGCTGCTGGTCAAGTTTAGTTATAATGTTTATATTTATGAATGCAATTTTTATTTTTGTTTCCTTCTTAGTTTTCTTTAATAACAAAGAAGACCAGTCATTAATAGAGGATAAAGATGTATATACTCCTCAGTTAAAAAATAAATAGTATAACAGAATTCCCATAATAAAAGAGGCTAACATATATAACCTTTGCATCCAAATTGGATGCTTTTTTATTTGGAGTGATTAAATTGTTAAAATCCTGTAGCTATTGTGGTCGTATTCATAGACGTGGAGAACAATGTCCAAGTAAACCAAATGTTAGAAGAAAAAGAGACTCAAAAGCTGATCGTTTTAGAAACACTAATGCTTGGAAGGTTAAAAGAGAATACATTAAACAAAGGGATAAACATCTATGTCAAATGTGTATACGCAAACTTTATAACCCGTTTAAACAATACAATTTCGATGATGTTCAGGTCCACCACATTGTACCTATCATTGAAGATTATAATTTAAGATTAGACAACAACAATCTAATTAGTCTTTGCCGTATACATCATGAATTAGCTGAATCAAATCAGATACCAAGACAAGTCTTATTCGAAATAGCAGAAGAGCAAGAGGTCAAGAACACAGTCTAGATATCCCCCCTAGGGGTATAGGTCGATAATAGTGATTCCGTGACACCACGTGCCCACCTTAGCGCATAAAATATTCCCAAAATAACTTTTGAAAGGAAGTGAATTCAATGTCAAGACCTCCAAAACCGTTTGTAGTTTTAAAAAATGAAAAAAAATCTCATAGAACGAAAGCAGAATTAAGACAGAGAGAAGAAGCTGAAAAGGCTTTGGCTACAGGTGTTGCATTGAAGGAACGACCTGAAGTAAAAGCTAATCCGGTTGCTCATAAAGAATTTCTGAGAATCAACAAACTATTAAAGTCGATTGGAAAGAATGATGGCATTTATGAGGCGGTCATTAATCGATATTGCTTATTACAGGCTGAGTGCAAAGATTTTGAGGAGAAGAGAGAACAGTTCTATGGCGATCTTAAAGAACTTGAAAAGGAATACCAGGACGGAAAATTAAGTGCTTCTGAATACTTTAAAATAAAAACAAACATGCAAAAACAAATTATTGCTCTTGATAGACAAATTCAATCTAAAAGAAAAATGCTGTTTGATTTGGAAAAAGAGAATATCATGACCATTCAAGCTGCACTTAGAAGCATACCTAAAAAACCTGAGAAAACTTCAAACAAACTACTCGAGGCACTTAATGGAAGTTAAAAAGAGCAGGGCATATAGGTATGCTCAATGGTGCATTTTAGATGGGAATAGGAAGGTTCCAAAGTATGTTAAAAAGCAAGCAAAAGCGTGGATTGATATTGTCGATGGGCATGATCCAGAAGCATTTGTTGATGATAAAGCGTTTGATAAATTAAATAAATTGTTAAAATTAATGATTCATCCAGATTTACGCTGCCCTATGAATGAGGGATTAGAAGATTACGCCTGGTTATTAATTGTTGCTATTTTTTGTACAAAACTTAAAAACGATAAAAACCAAGACATTAGATATTATGAGACAGCTTTATTAGAAATTAGCCGTAAGAATTTTAAAACATTTAATTCTGCGGTTATTTTTATTTTATTGCTACTTACTGATCCGCAATTTAGTCGATTCTTCTCAGTAGCACCTGATTTAAAACTATCAAGTGAGCTTAAACTTGCGATTAGAAAGATTATTAAAGTTAGTCCTGTATTAGCAGAAGAAGATGTGTTTAAGATTTTAAGAAGTGAAATTAGATGTTTACTAACAGATAGTGAATACATTCCGTTAGCTTATTCAGAAGATAGAATGGATGGAAAACTTGCTAACGCATTTTTGGCTGATGAAGCAGGGGCGATGGACAGCTACCCAATTGAAGCTATGAGATCATCTCAAATTACATTGTTTAATAAACTTGGAATCATCATTAGTACTCAATATCCCAATGATAATAATGTGATGATTGATGAAATTGATATATCCAAAAAGGTTTTAGATGGACTCATTGAAAACAAGAGAAGATTTTCATTGCTTTATGAACCAGATGACGATTTACTAGTGAATGACAAATGGCAGACAGAAGATTTAGTTATATACCAGAGTAATCCCGTTGCAGTTGCTCATAAACACATATTTGATGCCATTAAAGATATGCGTACTATGGCAATTTTGTATGAAAACAAAAGAGAAAACTACTTATGTAAACACAATAACATTAAATATAAAGGGTTAGGAGTAGAAGGCTATATTGACATTACAAAAGTTAGAGAGTGTAAGAAGGAAGAAGATCTATCTTTTTGGAAAGGAAAAAGGGTTTATCTTGGCTTAGATTTATCACAAACAGATGATAATACAGCTGTTACAATGGTTACTGAAGAAGACGGAGTTATATACAGCAAGGTTTGGGGTTTTATCCCTAAGGATCGAAAGGAATATAAAATCAAAAGGGAACAGGTTGATTATAACAAGTTAATAAGTGATGGAGTATGTTTCGAATGTGGTGATGAAGTTATAGATTATAGTTTCATAGAAAACTTTATTATGACTTTAGAAGAAAAATATGGTGTTGAAATAATTCAGATCGGATATGACAGATATAACGCGCTAAGTACTGTACAAAAACTTGAAGCAAACGGATACGAATGTGTCGAAATCAGACAACATTCTAGTGTCCTGCACATGCCAACAAAATTGTTAAAAGAATACATTCTAAAAAAATGGTTCAAATACGATGAGAATCTAATGCTTGAAATAAACTTTCAAAACGCCAAGTGTACAGAAGATACAAACTTAAACAAATACATCAATAAAAAGAAATCTGCAGGAAAAGTGGACATGGTAGTCAGTTTAATTAATGCCGTTTATTTATTACAACAAGATATGTTGAATCCTGAAGCTGATTGGGGAGCCCAAGTAATTTAAAGGAGGTGAAATTGTGTGGCCATTTAATCGTAAGGAAAAAAGGAGCATTGCTGAAGCAACTGATTTATTACTGAAGGCACTCATAGTAAATGGTGAAATAACAAAAGAACAAGCATTAAATATTCCCGCAGTGAGCGCATGTGTAGAATTAATAAGCAGTACAGTTGCTTCCTTACCGGTATTACTTTATCAAGAACGGGAAGGGAAGGTAATGCCCATTAATGATAATCGCGTAAATCTTCTAAATGATGATACCGGAGATACTTTAGACGGTTATCAGTTTAAGAAAGCATGGGTAACTGACTATCTGTTGAACGGTACTGGCTTTGCTTATATTAATCGTAAGAGAAACAACGTTACTAGTCTGCATTATGTAGATTACGGACAAGTATCCATTCATATGAACTCAGATCCAATATTTAAAAATTACGATATTTTAGTTTACGGTCGAAACTATCGGGATTTTGAGTTTTTAAAGATTACTAGAAAAACCAAGGATGGAGTTACGGGTAAGGGAATTCTCAGCGAGAATAATAAAATATTATCCGTTGTTTACAATTCATTAATCTTTGAAGAGCTTTTAGTAAAAACAGGAGGAAACAAGAAGGGTTTCTTAAAGAGCCAAGCTAGGTTGTCCGAAGATGCAATTAAAGCCCTGAAAGAAGCATGGAACAACCTTTATCGGAACAATTCGGAAAATGTTGTTGTTTTGAATAATGGAGTAGAATTCCAAGAAGCTTCAAATACTTCAGTAGAAATGCAGTTAAATGAAAATAAAAAGACTAACTCATCAGAGATATACAAAATGTTTTTGGTTCCTCCTTCTGTTTTAGATGGAACGGCCAATGATACCGTGTATAACAATTGGATAAAAATATGTATTTTGCCTATACTTTCAGCCATTCAAACGGCACTAAATAAGGACCTTTTACTACCTAGTGAAAAAGGTTCTTTTTATTTTGCTTTCGATACCAAAGACTTGCTGAAAGGCGATATTGAAAAACGTTTCAAAGCTTATGAAATTGCAAGTAAAAACGGATTTATGCAGATTGATGAAATTCGATATTTAGAAGATTTAGAACCATTAGGATTGGACTTTATAAAACTTGGTTTACAAGATGTTTTGTATGACCCTATAACCAAATCGATTTACACGCCTAATACCAACAAAACTGCTGACATGAACAATCCAGATTCGACAATGGAGGGAGGTGAGGAAGATGCGAATAGAAATTCGGGGAAATCAGGTGTTGCTTGATGGGTATGTGAATGCTGTTGACCGGGAAAGTCGTGTATTACCGAGTCCTAGGGGGAGATTTATAGAAAAAATCAAACCTAAAACTTTTGAAAGGGCCATCCAAAAGGCTGATGACGTAGAATTACGTTTTAACCACGACAAAAACCGAAAATTAGGCTCGCTGAAAGAGGGAAATCTACAACTCTATGAAGATAATATCGGTTTAAGAGCCATTGCAACGGTATCAGATGAAGAAGTAATACAAAAAGCTAAAAATGGTGAACTTAGGGGATGGTCTTTTGGGTTTATTGCCAAAAGAGACAAGTGGGAGGATGGTCAAGACGGCATACAAAGACGTATTCTCGAAGATATTGATCTATTAGAGGTGTCGATTTTAGACAAAACTCCTGCCTACATTGCGACATCTATTGAAGCAAGGGGAGAGGAGAATATCATAACCGAAAATAGAATTGAAGATTTTAAAGCAGAAATTGAGGTTCTCTCTGAAAAACATGAAAAACGAGAATTGGATTTTTCCTTATTTGAAAAAGAAATAGAAATTTTAAAAATGAAAGGTGGAAACAAATCATGACATTTTACAATGTATTGTCTAAAACAGTAGTTGAGTATCGCTCCATGCCTTCTTTATTAGAGCAACGTAATAATCTGCTTGATGAAATGGAAGGAATATTGAATAAAGCCAAAGAGGAAACACGTGCTTTAACAGATGAAGAAAGTAACCGTTTTGAAGAAATCAAAACAGAAGTAACAAAAATCGATAAAACATTGAAAGCTGAAGAAGAAGCACGTTCTTTTGAAAAGAAAGAGCTAGTCAAAAAATCAGAAACAGAAGAAAGAGCAGTAGCTGAAGAGCGAGCTTTTGAAAATTATATTCGTGGAATTGTGGAAGATCGTGCGGATGTTAATTTAACAAAAAGTGATAATGGGGCAGTCATTCCATCATCTATTGCCAATAAAATCATTAAAAAAGTGTATGATATTAGCCCTATTTACCAATTGGCTACTCGATATAATGTAGGTGGAACTTTAAGTATTCCATACTATGACGAATCTACTCAAAGTATTACAATGGCATATGCAACTGAATTTAACGATTTAGAATCGACAAGTGGAAAATTCTTAAGCATTGAATTAAAAGGATTTTTAGCTGGAGTTTTAACTAAAATATCAAAGTCTTTAATCAACAATTCCCAATTTGATGTTGTAAGCTTTACTATTAACGACATGGCGGAAAAGGTGGCACGTTGGATTGAAAAGGAGCTCCTAAATGGTACTGCAGATAAAGTAGCAGGGTTAAGTACTATAACACAATCAGTAACAGCTGCTAGTTCTTCAGTTATTACTGCTGATGAATTAATAGATTTACAAGAATCAGTTCCGGATGCTTATCAAGGACCTGCCATTTGGATCATGAACAAATCTACTCGTACAGCCATTCGTAAATTAAAGGATGGTCAAGGAAATTATTTGCTAAACAAAGATGCTACTGCGCGTTGGGGTTATACATTACTTGGTAAAGATGTGTACACAACCGATAACATGCCAGGAATGGAAGCCGGGAAGACAGCAATTTATTACGGTGATATGAGTGGATTAGCTGTAAAAGTATCCGAAGATTTATCTATTGAAGTTCTTCGTGAAAAATATGCCACTCAACACGTAATTGGCGTAGTTGGATATGTAGAAATCGATTCCAAAGTGGAAAATGCTCAAAAAATTGCTAAATTACAAATGGCAAGTGTTTAATAGGTGGGTTTATCCCACCTTATTTAATTGAAAGGGGTGAACATTTATGAGAGTTAAAGCCCTTAAAAGTTTTGCAGGAAAAGTTACGATGTCATTTGGAGAGGTTAGGGAAATAAAAGACAAAGTTGTTTTAAAAGATTTGTTACGTGCAGGTTATGTTGAAGAAATTAAAGAAGATGAAGACAAGGGAAAAAAGAAGGTGAAGGCTGATGAAAATCAGTGAGGTCACCATTCAACACTTAAAAGATTACGCTCACGTTTATCATGATGTCGATGATCATTTGTTTGAAAGTATTTTGGCTGCATGTAAATCTTATATTAGTTCGTATACCGGATTAGCACTGACTCCAGATCCCGAAAGCGGGATAACAAAAACTGTAGATGATCATGAGGATTTAACAGTAGCCTTATTTGTACTATCAAATGAACTTTATGATAACCGTACATTTACAGTTGAAAATGACAAAGTAAACACGGTTGTAAAATCAATCTTAGATATGCACTCCGTTAATTACTTATAGGGGGTGTATTTTTTATGACCAAATTTAGAATTAATCCGGGTAACTATCGACACAGAATTACGATCCAAGAGAAGATTCGTACTCAAAACAAATATGGTGAAGAGATAAACAACTGGATTGATGTAATTAGCACAAGAGCTGGGATTTATCCGATTAGCGGTAAAGAATTCTACGCGGCAGAAAAGGTAAATAGTGAAGTAACCCATAAGATTCATATGCGGTTCATCCCTCATGTAAAGATTAGGTCAGATATGAGAATTAAGTTTGGAGAACGTTATTTTCAATTAGCGGGACCACCTATTAATTTTCAAGAAAAAAATGTCGAGCTTCAGCTCCTTTGTAAGGAGTTGAATTAAATGGCTAAATTTAAGATTGAGGGAATGAAAGAATTACAAAGAAGTATAAAAAAGCTTGGTGACGTTCCTCAAAAAGCCGTAACACCTTCAGCAAGAAAAGGAATGAATATAGCTTTAAAGAGTGCTAGGTCAAACGCTCCAGTAGATACTGGTGAGCTGAAAAAAGGAATGAAACTTGTTGGAGAAAGATCTAGACACAAAGGGAAAAAAGTTTATCAAGTTGTTTTTGACCGAGCAAAAAATGATATATTCCAAAAAAAGAATAAAGAGGGTAAGGTTACGGGGTATTATCCAGCTTCCCAAGAATACGGATTCTTTACGAGGAATGGACGATATGTACCAGGTTATCATTTTTTAGAGAGATCTTTGACCGAGAATGTAAACAAAATCGAGCAAACCATTGTTAAGGAAATGGGAAAGCAAATAGATAAGGCAATAAAGGGGTGATTTGAGTGGAAGAAGCTTTACGTTATGAACTAAATGTAATTACAGAACTCTATAATAAAATCTATCCAACGAATGCCCCTGAGGATAAAGACCCTCCTTATCTCGTTTATTATTTAGGTCGCTATGAACAATTAAAGACTTTAGATGGCTTCAAAAACAACTATGAGGCTAGTTACCTATTAAACATACTCGCTTCATCATATGAAGAAATGAAAGATTTAACAAAAAAAGTAGGAGATGTTGTTTCTACTTTCTTAAAAAGGGAAATTGGTGAAGGTGGAATTTACGTTTCAGATTTATCTATTAAAAAAGCACCAGAAACATTTGAACATGAATTACAACTTTACCGAGGTATTTGGGAAGTTACATTTTGGTTTAAGGAGGTCTAACAATGGCTGAAAAAGCATTAGGGACAAAGTTAAAAAAAGGTACAACGGAAATTGGCGAATTAACATCAATTGGTGGGTTGGAGTTAAGTGCAGACACGATCGAAACAACCACGTTATCTAGTGACGGATGGAGAACGTTTATTCAAGGTCTAAAAGATGCAGGTGAAGTGTCTGTAAGTGGATACTTAGATCCAACCCAACATCAAGGGTTATATGATGATTTTGAATCAGGTACGGTTGGTTCATACACAATCGAGTTTCCTCCGGCATTAGGGGCGAAGTGGTCGTTTAGTGCAATCGTAACCGGATATTCAACCGGTGCAGAATTAGAAGATTTAGTTAGTTTTGAAGCAACATTAAAAGTTAGTGGAAAACCAACCTTAACAGTAGGAACAACAGGAGTGTAAAGCTAGGTTCATAGGACCTGGCTTTTTTATTTTCAAAATAATAGAAGAGGTGAAGAGAAATGAATTTCATACCCGTTCAATTAGATAAAGCTAGAAACATATTGTTAGGATTTCAAGCACTAAAACTATTTAAAAAAATTACTGGAAAAAGCTTGATGAAAGTGGACTTTGACAATGAAGATTTTGAGGACTTTATTCCACTGATATTTTTCGTAGGTCTCGTTCACGAAGACAAAGAGTTAACGCTTGAAAAGACTACAGAGTTAATCGATAAGCATCTAGGGATAAAAGGTGCAATGGAATTGTTACCTAAGATCCTTGAGGAGTTACAGCCAGATGATGGTGGGGTAAAAAACGGAGTAGCGGCGGCAAAAAAGAAGAAATAGACGATCAATATGATTTCGAAAAGGAAGCTTTGAAAACTGCCGCCAAGATGGGAATCTCCTATTCGGATTTTCTTACGATGACTCCAAGAGATTTTTTTGACATCGTTCATGCATACAATGAGCAAATGATGGAAGAGTCGAAAGAAAAGTTAGTATTAACTTACGTAAATGCATTGTGGACAGCTCAATGGATGTATGGGAAACGTAAACCTCCAAAACTAGAAAAATTATTAGGTAGGATATCGAAGTCAAAACCAATGACTGCTGAACAAATGCTAGAAAAAGTAAAGCAACTTAATGCTCTATTTGGCGGGGAGGTGAAAAAGGTTGGCTACTAAAAACCTTATTGTTCGTGGCGGTGCTGATTTTTCCGGCATAAAAAAGGAAATGGAAAAGACGCAAAAAGCGTTAGAGAACTTCCAAAGTGGTGTTCGTAGCACCATGAATAAAATCGGTGCAGTTCTTGGAACTCTCGCTGTAGGGAAATTAATCAAGGATAGCACCAATATGGCCAAGTCCGTGGAAGCCAGTCTCGGCCAAATAGAACGATTGATGGGATCCAGTGCCAGTGCTTTTAAAGAGTGGGCAGACACCCAAGCAAAAGCCTACAATATGTCAAAGTCTGAAGCGTATCAATACGGAGCTGTTTTTAGTAACCTATTAAGTACTTTTACAAACGGTACTGCTCAAACAGCTAAATATACAGAAGACCTACTCAAAGCCGCAGCGGTTGTTTCTAGTAAAACGGGAAGAACGATGGAAGATACGCTTGAAAGGATCCGATCAGGACTATTAGGTAACACGGAGGCTATTGAGGATTTAGGAATTAACGTTAATATTGCCATGATTGAATCTACAGAGGCTTTTAATAAATTCGCTAATGGTAAGTCGTGGGCCCAACTTGATTTCCAAACACAACAACAAATTAGGTATTTCGCCATTCTTGAACAAGCAAGTAAGAAATTTGGAGATGAAGTGGCGAATAATACCGCCTCAAAAACCGCACAGTTTACAGCGACATTAAAAAATATTCAATTAAACATAGGTAATGCATTTTTACCTATACTCAACGTTGTCTTACCAATCTTAAATGCATTGGCGACCAAACTAGAGTATGTAACTGGATTATTTGCTCAATTCACACAAGCTCTATTTGGTAAGAATCCTCAAAAGCAAGCTAAGGAACAATCAAAAGCGGTGCAACAACAAGCGTCTTCTGTAAGTGGTTTAGGAGGAGCTCTCAGTGACACTGCTAAGGCTGCGAAGAAAGCGGCAAAAGCCCAAAGTAGATTAGCGGGGTTTGATGAAATAACGAATATTAAAAATAGTAGTGCTGCCGATTCATCAGGAGGTGTATCTGGAGGAGGATCATCACCTTTGTCAGCCACCATTGATGAAGGGGCATTAGACTCAAACACAGGAAAAGTATCAAAAAAAATACAAGAAATGGCGAACAAAGTTAAAAAGATATTCGCTAGCCTATCAAACTTTATATCTAAACATAAAGACATCATTATTAGCGGTATCGGTGGAGTCGTTGCTGCCTTTGCAGCGTATAAAATAATATCAAACTGGAGTACGATTGTTGCAGGGGTAGGAAAAGCTTTTGCCAGTCTAGGAGGAATATTTACTGGACTTTCCTTACCAATTCTAGCAGTAGCGGCAGTAATCGGAATTCTTGTTGCAGGGATTATTTATCTCTGGAGAACAAACGAAGATTTTAGAAATTCAGTGATTGAAGTATGGAACTTGATTAATAGTACAATAACCTCGATTGTACAAGGTTTATGGGAAACGATCAAACAAGTTTGGGATGTTCAAGGAAAAGATATAGTTAAAGGATTGCAAACGTTCGCTAATTCCATTCTAGAAATTATTGTTAATTTATGGGAAAACCTACTAAAACCTATTATTTCAAGTGCATTAAATTTCATTAAAACAATTTGGAATGACCATTTGAAAGGGATTATTAAACTCGTACTTGATTTAGTAGCGAAATTAGTAAAAAGCGCATTAGAAATTTGGAATAAATTCATTCTCCCTATTGTGAATTGGCTTGTTAAAAATCTGGCTCCTACCTTCAAATCTGTTTTTAATACCGTTCTATCGGTAATTAAACCTTTAATCGGTGTTGTATCTGATGTAGTCAAAGGGGTATTAAAAACATTTGGAGGATTAATTGATTTTATAACAGGTGTCTTTACTGGGAATTGGAAAAAAGCTTGGAATGGTGTAAAAGATATTTTCAAAGGGGTTTTTGATTCATTATGGTCAATCGTTAAATTCCCATTAAATCTAATTATTGATGGAATAAATGCCTTAATAGGCGGAATCAATAAAATTAGTTTCGATGTACCTGATTGGGTTCCTTTGATAGGTGGTAAAAAATTCGGCTTTAGTATCCCTAAAATTCCAAAACTTGCCCAGGGTGGATATGTAGGTGCTAACAATCCATTACTCGCGATAATCGGTGATAACCGAAATGAAGGTGAGATTGTTGCTCCAGAAAGTAAATTGTATGAACAAACTTACAATGCTATTAAGGATGCATTGGGCGAGGGTGGTGGAGGAACCACTGAAATTATTATAAATTTTGGGGGAACAACCATTTTCAGAAGAATTATTGAAGGTATTAACCAAGCTCAAAGACAAGCAGGTAAAACATTAATCGAAATATAAAGGGAGTGGTACGATGCTCAAAGTAAACGGAGTGGTAGTAGCCACTCCTTCTTCATTTAAAGTAACTATTTCAGATTTAGATGGTGAATCTAATCGTAATGCAAAAGGGGAACTTATCCGTGACCGTGTTGCTATTAAAAGAAGGCTCGAATGTGAATGGCCGCCATTAAAGATGAATGAAATTTCTACTTTATTAAAATCAGTAAAGGATGTTTATTTTACGGTAGAATACCCAGACCCTATGGAAGGGACATTTATCACAAGAACATTTTATGTTGGAGATCGTACATCCCCAGTATATCGAATAAAAGGAAACGAAATACTTTGGGAAAACCTAAGTATGAATTTTATTGAGAAGTAGGGGGTGAATATATGTACAATGTGTCTCAAGCTTTCAAAAATGCTATTAAACAACCTTCAAGAATGATCAGTGCAAAAATAGAGATTGAAGATAGAACATATTTTGATGAACATATTATAGATTTATCCTATGAAGATACGTCCAACCCCTCAACCAATTTTGAGATTGGGAGTACTGCTTCCGCTACTATTATCTTGTCATTAATGGATGTTAATGAAGTGTTTGAAACATTATTTATTAAGCCGTTTATCGGTTTAGACGTGAACGGTGTTGTTGAATACGTCCCTCTAGGGGTTTTTTATGCCGATCAAGTTGAGCGGAAAAAGAATGTAGTAAGTCTCACGCTCTTTGACGGTATGATCAAGCTAGAACAGGCTTATTTTAGCAATTTAACCTACCCAACTACGATTATGAATGTAATGAATGAAATTTGTAATAAGGTAGGTATACAGTTCTCAGGAACACTTCCAAACTACGAAATTATGATAAAACCAGAAGGATATACCTATCGTGAAATGGTGGGTTACATTGCTCAATTATGTGGTGGATTTGCAAAGTTTAATCGAGATGGTAAGCTGACGATTAAATCTTATGCAGCTGTTTCAGATACCTATAGTAGCGATCACTATATCGACTACAACAAGAAAAAGGATAGACCGTATCGAATAGATAAACTATCTGTTCAAGTTGGTGAAAATATTCTATCTAAAGGGACTTTAAGTGCGGGTGGCAGTGAGGTAAGGTTTGAGAACCCTTTTATGACAGATACAATTTTAACGGATGTCTATAATAAGTTAAATGGGTTCACTTATTTACCAACTTGGGTAAAACTTCAGGGAAATCCAGCACTAGAATGTGGAGATATAGTCACTTTAACCACCATTGACAGTGAAATTATTCAAATTCCGATCATGAAACATAAACTCTCCTATCAAGGCGGATTAATCGGAGAGATAGAATCAGAAGGTGAAAGTGAAAATCAAAATACTTTTAGTAGTTCAGGTTCTATGTCAAGGAAAGTGGAGAGAGTTGTTTATGAACAGGCATTGATTAACGAAGCTTTGATCAATAAGGCGAACATAGATGATTTAGCTGCAGTTAATGCAAGGATAGATAACATCTATACAAATGATCTTACTGCTGTAAATGCTAGTATTGATAATTTATCTGCTAGAACCGGAACAATAGAAACGTTATTAGCGGGTAATTTAACTGCAGATAACTTTATGGCAGGGGCAATTTTTGCTGGTAGTGGAATAATCGCTGAGGGTTCCATTGGTGATGCTGAAATAAGCAATTTGAATGCTGCAAAAATTAATGCAGGAATCTTAAATGCAGCATTAGTCACCATACAAGGACCAAATGGACATTTAAAACTATCAGGAAACAGATTACAAGTTTTTGCTAATCGAGCTGACAATAGTTTATACGAGAGAGTTAGTTTGGGCGATGTTAATGGCGATGGATCAGTTTATGGATTCCGTGTTCGTGGTGCAGACGGGCAGACAGTATTGGTTGATGAAAATGGTGTAACCAATGAGGGTATTACTGATGGGGCGGTAACCAACGAAAAAATTGCAGGTAATGCAAATATAGATGGTTCAAAGATTAACATTGTTTCAGTAGTAACTAAAATTAACGAAGGTACTACTACAATTCTAGGCTCAAAAGTATATTTAGACGGAAACACACTAGATATTCAATTTTCTAGTCTAAAGAACACAGTCACAAGCCAAGGGGAGACGATAACTCAACAATCAGCTCAAATAAGTGTTTTGAACAATGAAATATCTAGCAAAGTAAGTACCACCACATATCAACAAGATATGACCACCATCAACAACAGTCTTGACTCAATAACTACTCGGTTGGGACAAGCTGAAACAGAAATTCAACAGACTTCATTACAAATAGCTTTAAAAGCCAATGCGACTGATGTTTACACCAAAAATCAGATAGATGGGCAATTAGGTAGTGTAAATACACAAATTTCTAGTTTAAGCTCTCAGTTAAGTGTTCAAGCGGATGAAATAGCATTGAGAGTTACAAGTACAGAGTTTAATAGTTTAGAATTTGGCGGAACTAATTTATTAAGAAATACAAACAAGGAGTTTTCTAAATATGACATGACAGGAACATGGGGAGACCATTACCCGTATCCTGATATTTTTGGAGAAAAAGGTCAAACTTATACAGCAAGAGTTTATTTAAAATCAGATTCAAGCAATCAAAAAAGAGTTTCAATTAGAGTTAGAACATATGTTGATGGGAATGGAAGTTTGTGGACTGATTTTAACGGAAATTGGATTGAACCCGGTGAGGAAGGTTATTCACAAGTTACGTTTACAATGCCAAGTGACAGGGATAAAATTAGAGTTTTTGTTGTAAGATTTGACACAAATACAAGTACAAGAAGCATTGTTGATTTTAAAGAAGCAAAACTCGAAAAAGGGAACCGAGCAACCGATTGGTCACCCGCACCAGAAGACGTGGATGGTGCAATAAGTGGAATAAATTCACGATTATCAACTGCTGAATCGACTATTACTCAACACGCTAATGAAATTAATTTACGAGTTAAGACATCAGATTTCACCGGAAACACTATCGCCTCATTAATCAACCAAACGGCAACAACGATTACCATACAAGCTAGTAGAATTAATTTTAACGGTCATGTATTCGGACAAAATGCGACTTTTAGTGGAAAGCTAGTACAAAACGGTAGTTGGGGAACAATTAACATTCAAGATGGTTCTACACATATAACTGGAACAAAATATACAGGTTCAGGTTTATATGATAATTATAGCGTTAATACTCGGTACTCTGCAGTCGGGGTAGATGGCTATGTTTATAATGGGGTTTATGACAGACGATTTATTCTGTCTCCACAAAGGTTGATAATGGATTCCATGGGAGGATTAGAACACGGGGGACTCGAAATTAGAAATTCCTATTGGAGTCCACCTAAAGTTCAATTTAATGGTTTACGTAATGCAATTTTCGAGTTTAATATTTCAAGTGGTGATGAGAGCACTGGGGTATTTACCAAGTTACTTGAATTGACCAAAACCGGTGCTACGTTTTCAACGAGATTAGATACAAAAGATATTTATGTTGACGGAGCAAATTCAATATTTACAAATGCGGTAGATCACAATGGTTCGGGAGTTCATCTTTATGTGAGGCCGTTAAGTGGGGGAGAATTACGTGCAACAGTAAAGGGAAGCACTTCAACATACGTACCTATGAGGGCACAACACTTTTATGCAGTAGGTAGTTTCTATGGCGGAGCAAACGCCACATTTAATTCAGATAGTGGATACGTTGTTGTTCGTGCTGGAAGTGGTATCGTTTATCTTCAATCAAGTACTGAAATAAGAGCAACATTGCCATCACAAGGGTCCAGTTATATCCCTATTAGGGCAAGTGACTATTTACCACCGAATTCTACACGGGAATCAAAGAAAGTTATTGAGGTTTATGATAACAATGTATTAGAAGTTTTTAGGCAATCAAGAGTTTATACGTATCTATATAAGTGGGAAGATGATGGTAACAAAAAGAGATTGGGTTTGATGCTGGACGAGGCTCCGGAAATCATACATGCTAGCACAAAAGACACCATTAATATGTATTCAACCATAGGGTTCTTATGGAAGGGATTAAAAGATCATATTAAAGAAACTGATTCCCTAAGTGATGAAGTCAATTGGCTAAAAATAGAAAACCAATATTTAAAACAAAAAGTTTCATATCTTGAAAATAGAGTAAATGAACTGGAGGCGAAGGTAGCATGATCGTAAAAATAGAAAACCGTAGATTGGGGCAGGCAATTGACCTGCTTTTTAATTTGTCCTTGAAAGGTAAACAAAGCAGGCACCGTACAAAGTTAATCAAATTATTAAGTGAAAGATTAAAAGAGGTAGAAGATCAACGTATTGAACTAGCTAAAGAACATTCCAACAAGGATGAAAAAGGGGAACCAAAAGTAATTGACGACAAGTTTGATATCAAAGATTTAGCAGCATTCAAGAAGGATTTAGAAGAATTGTATGATGAAGAAATGGTTATTGAGGGTGGAGATTATCACGAAATGTTGAAAACTGTAAAGGAAATATTACTTAATTGTGATGTTGAACTAAGTGGCCCACAAGCAGATATATACGATTATCTATGCGAACAATTTGAGAAAGGTGGAGACGAGTAATGAATATCCAAATAACGAATATCAACGTGCGATACAACGAAGGGGAAGTATCAGGGGTTCAAGTATTTTTTAATGGAAATGATCAACAAAGAACGATAAATATTAACGGATATGTTCCTCTCACTCCAGAAGAATATGCTGGGAATGAATCCATTACAACATTAACAACCCTAGTACGACAAAAAGTTTCCGAGAGATTACTAGAAAGTCCTACTGCTTAGTAGGGCTTTTTATATTGCTTCAAGGGAGATTAAAAAAGGAAAATCCCTCCTTTTGTCGAATTGTGTAAAAAGAAGGAGGTGAAAATGTATGCATGTTGAAGCAACTGCAAAGATTACACAATCAATAGAAATAAAAAAGTTCCGTTATTATGTTGCTAGTAAAGTGGCAGCTGAAATAGAAATATTGTGTTTTGCTGATGGTAAGTTTGCTGGACAAGGTATTATTAATATTTGCGAAAACGAACCATTTGTTTCATCAACGGTTTATAACACTTTAGATGAAACACTTCAAAATTGTTATGAAATAATTGAGAGTAAAATTAAAAACCATGAATGGGTTAAATCAGCAAGGAAAAACTTAAATTTCTAAATTCAATTAAATTATCTGCATCCTCTAGGGATGCTTTTCCTTTGCGCCTATATAGGCGCTTTTTTCAATCCCTCAAAAGGGGGGGTGATTATAGAGTAGGGGTGGATAGTATTGGGAAGCGAACAATGGTACACAAATAAGGAATTGTTTGAACAAATAAATGCTTTACGATATGAAATGCAAGAAACAAGAAACATTATTAAAAAGTACAATGGTTTAAGAGAAGAATTAGGAAAAATCAAAGATGACGTTGAAGAAATGAAAGCAAGAACAGAAGGGAAATTATCGGTCTTAGAAGCTATCCGCAATTGGGGCGGATGGCTTTTTGCTTTAATTACATTACTTGTCTTACTCAGAAACAATTTTTAAGGAGGTGTAAAAAGATGAAAATGGACAGAGGTACATTTATTAGAACGGTTGTACTTACCCTAGCTTTAGGGAATCAGTTTTTAGTTGCAACGGGATTAAATCCTATTCCGGGTACAAAAGAAGAGTGGGGAGAAGTTATCTCTACTGGAATTACCGTTGGTGCAGCAGCATGGGCATGGTTTAAAAATAACTACATCACAGCCAAAGGTAAAAAGCAAAAAGAAGTATTACAAAAACATGGTTTAACGAAGTAAGCGACTATTCATTTAGTCGCTTTTTAATTTCCAAATTTAGAAAGGAGAAGATTAATTATGGTGAAAATCTTTATTGATCCAGGTCATGGAGGAACTGACCCAGGTGCCGTTGGCAATGGGCTAAAAGAAAAGGATGTAACGTTAAAAATTGCCAAGAAAGTTAAAGCTATGCTTCAAGATTATGAAGGTATTCAAGCCAAAATGTCACGTGAAGGCGATCAAACTGTTTCTCTTTCTCAACGTGTAAAAATGGCTAATGATTGGAATGCAGACTATTTTATTTCTATTCACATTAATGCCGGTGGCGGTTTTGGATTCGAGAGTTTTATTTGGAATGGACAATATTCTTCCAAAGTGGATACAGATAAAAAACGAAATGCTCTGCATGATGCAATTATAAAAGCAACTAGTTTTAATAATAGAGGAAAGAAGCAAGCTAACTTCCAAGTCATAAGAGAGACTCTCATGCCAGCTGTATTAACCGAGAATGGTTTTATTGATAATGTCACTGATGCAAACAATTTAAAAAGTGATCCATTTCTAACAAAAATAGCACAAGGACATGTTGATGGATTAGTTACAATATTTAAATTAAAGAAAAAATCAAAACAAAAGCCATCTACAAAACCTAATAAAGGAAAATTATTTAAGGTTCAAGTGGGAGCATTTGCTGTAAAGGAAAACGCTGAACGTTTAGCTGCAGATTTACAATCAAAAGGATATCCAGTTTATATAGTTGAGGAATAAAAAAAGGGGGATTCTCCCCCTATTTAAAAGTTAAATTTCAATAAAAATTTTTCTCTCTCATTAAGCAGTTCTCTCAATTCATGAATATCTTCAAGAGTAGCTTGCTTCTTAATAAAGCTACGGGAACGAGAACGATCACTTAGATACTTAGCATGGAGTTTATTTTTTTCCGCCCATTTCTTATTCGCTTCTGTTTGTTTTTTCCCCATTTAATATATCCCTTTCTTTTAGTAATTTCTTCTTAGTACTTCTTAAGAAGAGATAACGAACTCCTAAGAGAAGAATTAGTGTCCAGACAATAATCAGTAATATTTTCATAATTTTTATGGTATACTTAGGGAAAGAGAGGGAGGTTCAACCTCCTCGTCTCTTTCGTTTTAATTCTTGCTCTAGCATTTTGATTTCTAATTTCGTCTTTCGGTTGGTGAGCCAAAGTTGATGAAGTGTTAGAATCGAAATTGCTAGAGCTATTATTTTTCCTAAGCTATCCATTTTGCACCTCCTTTCTATACTTTAATTATACTATGCATAGTATAAAATATCAACGATAACCTTTAATTTTTTTACATTTTTGTTAAATATTTTATATTAAATATTCATATTGGAAATAATCATTTATGGGTAGTTTTGTACCCCACTTCCGAACCTACCTTAGCATTTAATCTAATTATCCTAATCATACATCCGTTCAGTCACACAGAGGATAAGATTAAATTGCTAAGGTGTTTATTTGAACAAAAAGAGGGGATTATTCCCCCAAAAAATAATTAATAATACTATTGAAAACTGAAAATAATTAAATTTAGGGGGATACCTCCACAAAACTGCCCTGGCATTAGACTCTAGCTACTCCTTCCCTTTAACGGTGTTAGGGTCTAACTGCCGGGAATTTTTTTGTAGTTATATGGTTAAGTTCGAATACCATCAGCCTTTTAAGAATTTATTTATTATTGAATTGAACACAAATTAGAGGACAAAATATAAAAAATTTTTAATAAGGAGTGAGTATAGTGAGATTTACAAAAAGTACAGGAAGTATAACCAAACTTGGCTATATGACCATTGCACTTACTACAATATACACAATAATAATAACCGGTTTGGGTTTAAGAACAATGCAAATGGTACACTACATTTATAATGACATTAAAAATAAAAATTAATTTGAAATATTAAATGAATCCATAAAAGTTTTTAAAAATGAGGTCCCCTATAACTTAGGGGGAGCTTACTAAATCAGTAATGTCATGTTCTTGGTTGTATACAACTCGCTCAATCTCCAATCCGGTTTCCTCACGTTCTGGCTGACTAACACACTTTTACAATCCTATTAGCTTCACTAATGGGTCCCTCCCTATACATAATTGAATTTACTTTGAATTCTCCTCGATGTATCTTCTAATTTCCTCTACAGATGTAATGCAAAGTGATATGGATATTCATATTGTAAAATCCTTCAATTAAACTGTTAAATTGCTCCTGACTAACTAATCTATTTTCTTGTTCCATGTTGTTTTTATTTATTATTGGTTCTTCAAACTAAAAATACATTATATAAAAATTTCAAAATAATACATGGTTTGTTTTACCTACAAAATCCTAATGAATTCATAGGCATAGGTACATTCTACTATATTTAGAGGGATTCCTTTGGATATATGGAATAACTTGTCAATAAAACAGGAAAAACGTAATATTTTGTCGAAATTTGTATATTGCTTGGCCGGCAAAAATAATAAAAAGGAGATTGAATTCATGAAATTTGTAGACTTATTTAAAAAGAATTTTGAAAAAGGGGGTAAAGTGCGTGTAAACAAAGATAATTATAAGTTTGAAGGTGATATTAAAAATCAAGAATCCCATTTGATTAATAGTGAGCTACCGCATGTTATAAAGAATCTAGAAGCATTAACCCATTTTAAGTTTATCCTAAATAAAATTGGCCTTGCCGTTTGGTCTATAAGCTTACTGGAAAACAGAATTAATTTTGCATCAGAAAAGCTGAGTGAAATATTTGAAATCCCCCTAAATCAAATTACCATTGACATTTGGAAGCGTCTTTTACATCCTGATGACCAGTATGATATAAACGATATGTACTCAGAACTAACTGTAAAGGATAAAATGAGACATTCCTATCGAATTATTACACCAACAGGAAAAGTGAAATGGCTGATAGAAACAGTCATTGCCATTAGGGATGATGAGGGGAAATTAAACTCTCTAGTTGGATCTGTTGAGGACATTTCACAAAATATTCAATTAAACGATAAGGTCAAGTACATTTCTACACACGATTCGCTAACAGAGCTTCCTAATTTTTATCATGGTAGAGCTTATTTAAAGGAACTAATTGAAAAAAGTAAAGCCAAAAGGAATAGATTTGCTCTATTTTGCATCAACATAGATGATTTTAATCTTATTACTCAAAATTTAGGATTTAAAGTAGCAGATGATATTATTAAAAAACTTTCTAAAAGACTATCTGAAACTGTACAAGAACAGTATTTTCTGTTTCGTTCTCTAGGTGATGAGTGGTTTTTGGTTGTGAAGACATCTTATAGACAAGTGGATTACAAAAAAATAGCAAGTGAAATCCTTAATAAAATTCAAGAAGTATTTCATATTAAAGACTTTAGTATCCATTTGACTGCTAGTATAGGAATAAGTGTGTTTCCAGACGATGCAGATAATAAAATTGATCTAATTAAAAATGCTCAAACAGCTTTGAAGGTTGCAAAAAATACGGATAAATCTAGTTTCCTAATGTATTCAACTTCAATGAATATAGAAACGTTTAAGCATTTCCAATTAGTTAATGATTTATATGGAGCAATTGAAAGAAAGGAGCTGTATATTGAATATCAACCAAAAGTAGATATTAAAAGGCTAGTGGTAGAAAGTGCTGAGGCACTTGTCCGTTGGAAGCACCCTAATTGGGGTGAAATATCTCCCCTTGAATTTATCTCGATTGCTGAGCAAAGCTCGCTGCATAACGAGATAGCCGATTTTGTCATAAACACAGTTTGTAAAGACATGAGGGAATGGAATAGTAAAGGTATAGTATTTAAAAAGGTTTCAATTAACCTTTCTGCTAAAGATTTTGTAAATAGTACTTTAGAAGATAGAATAAGAAATATTTTGAAGAAGTATCATATTTCTCCCTCATTTTTAGAAATAGAAATAACAGAGAGTACGGTTTTGCAGAAGCAAAAAATGGTCCATAATCATATTAATAGATTAGAAAAGCTAGGTCTATCCTTTTCTTTAGATGATTTTGGAACAGGTTATTCATCCATAAATCATTTAAAAACACTTCCTGTGAGTACAGTGAAAATTGATAGGTCTTTTGTACAAAATCTTCCTTTGAATAGAGAAGATCAGATAATAGTAAAATCAATTATTGAGCTATCAAAAGGGCTTAATAAAACTATTGTTGCAGAGGGAGTAGAGACAATTGAACAGTTTGAAATCTTAAAAAAATATGGTTGTGATACCGTTCAAGGTTATTATTTTAGTAAACCAATCTCATCAAAAGAATTAATAAAATGGTTTCAAGCTAAAAGAGTTCAGCCAAATGATCAGTCAATACCGACATTTAACCGTAGAAAGTATTATCGAATCAATTTTGAATTACCGTTGAGTACAAATATGACAATTTTAAATTTCAATGGTAAAAAGGTTAACCTTGGAACAACTGAAATTATGGTTCTAGATATTGGACTTGGGGGTATTAGATTTCAAAGTCATCTTAGATTAAAACCACATGAAAATATTATTTATGGTTTTAAAACTATACTGAATGGTAATGAAATAAATTTAGTTGGTAAAATAGTGAGGTATGAGGAAATTGTTGAAAATATTTTTGAATATGGGGTTGAATTTTTGATTAGTGAAACGGAGAGGAGTAATTTAGCCATAATTCTAAATAAAATTTCATTAATGATAAAAGCTAATAGATTCTTTAATGACGGTAACTTCATTGATGAAGCTCCAATAACATACTTAAAAAGAAAATATCTAAAAGAACGTAATAATTTTTAAGAACTAATTAAAGATAGTTGTGTTGAAAGTGGGTATTAACCATAACCAATAACTCATTTTACAACACCTAATCAACACATATATTGGTAGGATCACTCAATTGAGTGGTCTTTATATTTTTTAATCTTTTTTAATCCATATATCTCTAATATCCATATTAAGGGCTTCTGAAATTTTATATGCGACCTGAAAAGTTGGGTAGGTTTTTCCGTTTGCTATTCCACTCATGGCTGATGAGCTTATCCCTATTTGCTTAGCAAAATCAGTTTGTTTAATTTTTTTTTCAAAAAAGATGTACTTTAATCTACACTCGAATTCCATTTTTATCACCTTACCGTTAAAGAATTTTTTTCAAACGTAATGGAACTATAATAATGTATTTTAAGCATTATAAATTGTACATAAAAATGAGGTGTCTAATTTTGATTTTTACAAAATTAATTCGAGGAATTAAAACACTTGGTATCGTGGCCTTATTATTAACTAGTATCTATACAACAACATTAATAATTCTTCAATTAATAACAATTAAAACAGTTAAAGATATATATTATGAACTAAAAAATAAAATTTCTGAAATAGACCACTTAATTCAAGAGTGGTCTATTTCTTTTCATCCTCTGTAAATTCATATAAATCATCTACTTTTACGCCTAACAGGCTCGCCAAAGCATAAGCCTTATCCATGGGTATTAAACTATGGCCAGTTTCGTAGTTTCTAAGTTGGTGGACACTTACTCCTAATTTTTGCGCAATAAATGATTTCATTAAACCTCTTTCTTTTATTAATTCCCCAATGTTACTTTTTAACAATGTTTTCACCTCAGTTTACTATTTCTCTTTAAAAATTTTTTCTCCTTTTGTAAATTTAATTTACATATACGAGCAATAATATTTACAATCATGCATACACTGTATTAAACACTGATAAGGAGAGTGATTGAATGGACCCATTCATATTCGGCATGATGGCTACTGGAATGGCAGGTGGAAGTTTAATAGGAATTCATGTACTAGGAAACTACGGTATAAAGATTAATGAAACTGCAGTTAAAGTAATGTTGGAAATTTTAAAGACAGGTGGAATCTTGTATTTACTGGATTACATTCAAAAAATATTCTTATAAATAAGGTGGTGGACAGATGTTTGAATGGTTAATACCTCCTGCATTAGTAATAGGCGCTGCATTTATCCCTAAAGGAAAGATAAATGAACGAGATGTAATTGACAAAACGTTTCATAATTGTCGAATTAGTATCCAAAACGATAATGAAACTGTATACCCAAAGTTAATCAATAAACCTCTCATAAGCGAATTAGGAAACTATACAACATACATTTACAATTTACCGTTTGGGTTAAAGTCTAAGAAAGTGGAGGACATACAAGAAGAATTAGAAGAAGCGTTAAACAAAAACATTGACATTGAATATAACGGGTCTTTAAAAATAAGAGTTTTTAACACCAAGCTTCCAAGAAAATGGAACTATGATAATACCCTAGTCAGATCTGGTACATGGGAAGTGCCGATTGGCCAAAATCACGAAGGAGTTATATATCATGACTTTGATAAATATCCTCATTTTTTAGTAGGTGGAGTCACTCGCTTTGGAAAAACAGTTTTTTTGAAAGAAATGATCTATTCTCTAATTATGAATCAACCGAACGAGTCTGAGTTCTTTATTTTAGACTTGAAGGGTGGTATGGAGTTTGGCCATTACATGGGATTACCACAGGTAAAAGCGGTTGCCAGTGATGTGTATGAGGCAACGGAAGTATTAGCATATTTGGTTGATGATTTGAAGAAAAGACAAAAACGGTTTCGTGAAAACGGAATAACAAACATAGTGAATAGTTCAATTAATAAAAGAACGTTTGTAATTGTTGATGAAGGGGCGGATTTATCACCACAAATTATTGAAGGTGATGCAAGGAGGTATGCAAAGTTTTGCCAATCTTCTTTATCAGAAATCGCAAGAATTGGAGGAGCGTTGGGTTATAGACTATTTTACTGCACCCAATATCCAACAAGAGAAGCTGTACCTATGCAGGTAAAAATGAACATAGTGGCAAGATTGTCGTTTATAGCTGCAGCTCGAATAGCAAGTCAAGTCATATTAGATGAAAATGGAGCGGAAGAGCTTCCACCGATTCCCGGAAGAGCTATTTATAAGATTGAAAAACAAAGAATAGTGCAAGTACCCTACCTTGATGATAAATACATGTTTATGCAATTTGAAAATGCCTTTTCTGAGTAAAACGAAGAAAAGGAGAATACGCTGAGTATTCTCAGTCCCTATCAAAGTGAACAAAAATGTTCAAGAAAAACACATTAAAATAAATTAATTTGAACTCTACAGTGAACTGTTCACCATTAGAACTATAGAATGAACTGTTAAGTGAAAGGAAAAGTGATATGAACACTGAACGATATGAGTATGTTTTATTAACAATTGATAAGTTAGGCGTAGTGTCTGTAAAACAACTTCATGACATTTTGAAAATTGGTAGTTATCGTTATACCTGCAAAATAGTGAGTCAATTAGAAAAATATCTTCACGTGGATCGTTCCAAACATAAAATGGTTTACCTTAATAAGGAGGGAAGAGAATTCATTGGAAGTGATAAAGAAATTAAAAAATCCAATTTGTTTGAACATATGTTGTTAACAAATGAAGTATTTATTTATTATGATTGTCCCCAAAATTGGAAAAAGGAATATATAATTGAAATCACTGAAAGTAGGCCTAATTTAAACTTTATTAAAGTAAAAGGTATTAATGTATCGAACAAGACAAAAATTGTCTCTGATGCTTATTTTAAGCGTAATGGCTATAGTTATTTTATCGAGATTGACAATGTTCGAAAGATGAGAGACAACAAGATGAAGATACAAAAATATTTAGATATGTGGCCAGAGGTTAAAAAACAATTTCAAAATCCAATCTTATGTATCTTTACCCATTCAGACAAAAGAAAAAAGATGTTCCTGGACTGGACCAAGAACATCCCTAATGAAATCAAGGTTTTTAGCGAGTTGTAG